GATAGAGATGAGTTTAACAACAGTAGCCGAGCTTCGCTCAGCCCTTGGCGTTGGCACTCTCTATGCGGATGCAACGCTCCAAAGCGTATGTGATGCCGCTGATAATGTCCTATTACCTTTCATATGGGCTAACACTAATTCAATCATCGGGCATAGCAATACTGCTCACACAGGCACATCATATTTTGATTTTGATGTAACCGACACTTTCTATGTCGGCGAAAGCGTAGTAATCAGCGGTTCAGGTTCTAAGCACAACGGCAATAAGACAATCACCGAAGTAGGCGAGAAATCAATCACCTATGCAATCTCTGGCAACAATAACGCCGTGACACCTTTCCATCCAATCAATCCTTTTGGCATAGTCGCTGGTGATACTTATCTAGATCCATCAACTGTTCCAGCTATTCAAGAAGCTTCCCTTATGGTCGCCATCTCTATCTGGACTAGCCGTCAAACAAACTCAGGCAACGGCATGAACCCAGACGGCTCAATCGGCAATATGTACGCCATGAGCTCCCAGCTTATCGCTCGCGTAAGAGGCTTACTAGCGCCTTACCTAGACCCTCGCTCAATGGTGGGCTAATGGCAGCTATATCAACCCTTAGAGGCGCTATCAAGACTGCCCTACTGGACAACTCCCTTTATCAAGTCTTTAGCTATCCACCAGCTACGCCTATTGCCAATTCAATTATTGTGACTCCTGCCGATCCATACATCGAGCCAACCAATAATGACCGCACATCTGTAGCACCTATGGCTAACTTTCGCCTGACTATCTTGACTCCTATGCTTGACAATGAAGGCAACCTTCTAGGCATCGAGAATGACATAGTTAGAGTCTTTCAACTTTTAGATGCTTCCAGCATCGTGTTTAATGTAGGAAGCGTGAGCGCACCCAGCGTTCTAAGTATCGCTTCTGGAGATTTGCTAACTTGCGATATTGCAATTAGCACACTTACGGAATGGAGCTAAGATGGACAATCTAGCAGAATGGACAAAGGAGCAAGCAGCCTTCCTCGAGAAGATTGGTCAGCTCCCACCAGCAGCAACACCAGCACCAAAACCAACAACTAAGAAAGATGAGGAATAAACCGAATGGCAGTATATCTAAGCAATGGGGTAGTTCTAACTGTTAACTCGGTTGACCTATCTTCACTCGTTTCATCTGTAACAATCAACCGCTCATTTGATGAGCTTGAAGTAACCGCTATGGGCGATTCAGGTCACAAGTTCATTAAGGGTCTAGAAGCTTCTAGCATCACAATTGATTTCTTCAATGATGAGGCATCATCTAAGACACTTCAGACACTTAACTCAACATGGGGAACTAACACCACAGTTACAGTTAAGCAGACATCAGCCGTAGTATCAGCGACTAACCCACTTTACACAATGACTTGCCTAGTCAACAACATCACACCAATCAACGGTGCAGTTGGCGACATTTCAACACAGTCTGTGACTTGGAATGTATCAGGCGTAATTGCAGTAACAACCGCGTAATCTAAACAAAGGGGCAAAAGAATGGCAAAGCTAAAGGTAACAAGGGCAGACAACTCAGTAACAGAGTACGAGATTACTCCGCTGATTGAGTACGCCTTCGAGCAATATGCCAAGAAGGGCTTTCACAAAGCCTTACTAGAGGATCAGAAGCAGTCAGATATTTACTGGCTCTGCTGGGAATCTATTAGAAGGAGTGGCGAAACCGTATCGCCATTTGGTGAGAAGTTTCTTGAAACCCTAAAGGCGGTCGAAGTCCTAGACTCTGACCCTTTAGACTAGATCGGAACTCCGTCACTTATACCGCCGCAAGGTTGTCGTATGAGTACGGAGTTCCGTTCGAGTCGATAGTCAATCTATCACCGATGGCTTTCAAGGCACACGTAGAAGTATTAAAGGACTTAGCAAAGGAGCGCGACAATGCCAACAGAGCTCAAGGGCGCTCTCGCTCTTAGAAAAGCTCTCAAGCAGTTCGAGCCTGACTTAGCTAAAGAAACCAGCAAAGAATTAGCTCTAGCTATGAAGCCTGTTATCAATGCGGCTCGTGGCTTCTTACCTTCCAACGAGGAAACCCTAAGCGGATGGGTAAAAAATGTCGATGGCAATGGACGCTGGTCTGGTGATCGTGGGTATGAATTTGCAGATGCAAAACGCGGCATTACCTACAAAACTACTCCTTCTAAGGCGAATCGAAATGGCTTTAGGTCACTCGTAACTCTTTACAACAAAAGCGCAGCGGGAGCTATCTATGAAACCGCAGGGCGCAAGTCTGGATTAACTGGGAACTTCTCTCCTAGATTGGGCGGTCAACTCAAAGGTCGTGGGCAGAAGATGACTGGTCGAGTTCTTTTTAGAGCTTACGAAGAAAATAATGGCAAAGCTAGAGAAGCCGTTTTTAAGGCTATTGAAGGTGCGGCTAATAAATTAAATCTTAGGAGCACACTATGAGCAATATCCTAATCAGTTTAGCGGCTGAGTTTGTAGGCAAGAAGGCTTTCAGCGATGCTAGCAAAGCCACCACATCATTAGAGAAGCAAGTCAAGAAGCTTGGCAAGACTCTTGGGATATCACTTTCAACCGCAGCAGTCGTAGCCTATGGCAGAGCATCAGTTAAAGCCTTTGCAGCCGATGAAGCAGCAGCTCAGCGCCTTACTACCGCAGTAAATAACTTAGGGCTATCCTTTGCTAACGTTCAGGTATCTAGCTTTATTAGCGACCTTGAAAAGTCTGCCAGCGTTGCAGATGACCAGCTTCGCCCAGCGTTCCAAGCTTTGCTTACTACTACTGGATCACTTACCCAGAGCCAGAACCTTCTCAACCTTGCTATCGAAACCTCACGTGGAACAGGCGTAGAACTCACAACAGTAGCTAAAGATTTAGGCATGGCCTACGTTGGTAACACTCGCGGGCTTCGTAAATACAATTTAGGACTTACTCAGGCAGAACTCAAGACTGCTAGTTTTGCAGATGTTCAGGAAAGACTTAATAAGCAATTTACAGGAGCTAATGCGGCTTACCTAGACACAACCGCTGGCAAGCTCACCGCTATCAGCCTAGCTAGTGATCGTCTAAGCGAATCAGTTGGTGGAGCTTTGGTCGATGCTTTCGTAGCTATCTCAGGGTCAAACGGTATAGGTGACTTGGTTAATAAGATTGACATACTTGCTACAAAGATAACTAAGTTTGGCGATGCTATGGAAGTATTCGCTTACCGAGTAAAGGTATCTTTCAGCCTAGAGGGATTACTTAAGGGTCAGGACTACATCGACAAGAAGGTTGCTGAGTTCGAGAGAAGAAGGCAATACGAAGGCGTTGCTGGTTTCACTCCCGGCAATAACTCAGTTGAAGGATTTAAGAAAGATGAAGCAGCTCGTAAGAAGGCAGAGCAAGATGCCAAGAAGCGAGCCGCAGAATTAGCCAAGTTAGCCGCTCAACAAGTCAAGAATCAGAAGGCTTTGACTGCCGAGCAGAAGAAGCAAGCTATGGCTAAGAAGCAGTCAGCTCTCTTTGACCTAGACCAGATTCAGCTCGTAGCCGCTCTCAAGGGCAACCTATCTAAAGAGGAAGAACTCCGCGTAAAGCTCCAGCTAGCTTTGCTTACTGATAACACAACAGAAGCCGACAAGCTATCTCAGCGCCTAGCTAACTCTATCGATTCAACTGGTCAGCTAGCGGCTTACCTACGCAACTTGCCAGATGCTAAGAACCCTTTCCTCGGATGGGATGAATGGCTCAAGACATTTACAAAGAATCTTGCTAGCGTAACTGGATCATCAATCCCTACCGATACTGGATTCGTCACACCTAAGCCAGTAATTCCAAGCACCAATGTTAGCCCTGTACCAACAGGAGCTAACAGAGTTATTAGCAGTCAAGAGCTAGGCGCTTACATTGGTAGCGGTAGGTCAACTAATGACCTTTTCAATGGAGTTATCAAGGTTATGATTGATGGCAAAGAGATTGCTTCTTCTATCCAGAATCAAGGATTACAAGGTAACAACCCAATCATCAACAGGCTCGGAAGCTTTTCGTGACCCTACCAGCCAATATAGCCGTAAGCTTTGACTTTAGCTCAGGCGCTACATTCGGCTACCCTTTTACTATCGGTGACGATAAGTACGGAATCATCGGAGTTAGCCAGTTAGCTGCTTCTACAATTCCTATCCCTATCGTTGATCTAACTCCCAATGTTCGTAACATCACCATTAACCGTGGGCGCAATATCCTAAGCGACCAATATGTAGCGGGCGATGCAGTCGTACGAGTTCTTGACCCAGATGGCGCATGGAACCCACAGAACACTTCAAGCCCTTATTACCCTTATCTAGTACCGCTTCGTAAGCTTCGCATCTCAGCTACGACCGCAACAAAAGATGCTTTCCTATTTTCAGGTTACACCACGGAATACAGGTACTCTTTTCCTCAAGGGCAGGAAGTGGGCTATGTGGATATTTACTGCTCAGATGCCTTTAAGCTATTTAACTTAGCTCAGGTGCAGACCGTAGCCGACTCAGGAGCAGGGCAGAGCACAGG